AAACGGAAGCACAAAAGCAATCCGAAACATTAGTTGAAAACGAGAAACTTAAAAACAGAATTACAGAATTAGAAAATATGCAAGTAGTTGCAAATGCTAGTGTAGATTCTAAATTTCAAAAATTTGTATTAAGTGAAGTTTTGCAAATGGAAGGTGAATTTGAAGATAATTTAACAGAATATTTAAAAGAAAATATACAATATCTTCAAAAAACCGAAAATGAAAAGACTGCAGAAGCACCAAAAACAACAGGTGTAGCAGTGACAAAAATTAATGAAAATGCCGAAAATGGGGTAAAAGCGATTTTAAAAGCAAAACGCCCTGAATTATTTAAAGAAGGAGAGTGATTTTAAAGGCAAACGCATTAGGAACAGGAACACATAAAAGAAAAGAAACTTATGCTAATGAGGTATTAACTATCGCAAGAGCAGAAACAAATTTATATGATGATTTCTCTATAGATTATGAAAGAGATGAAGTAACAGGACAAATTAATGTACCTACAAGAAATGGAGAAGTAAAAGTATCTGATTATGATATTTTAAATGGTATTGAATTAACGCAATCAGCAACAGATTATTTACCATTACCAATCGATAAAGATTATGGTGTAAACGAATTAATTGATGGTTATGAAGCTGATGCAGTACCAGACAATATTGTTGCACAAAGAATTGAAAGTGCTGGGTATTCAATAGGATTAAAAAAAGAAAACATGGCTATTGATGAATTAATGAAAGGTACAGTAAGTTCTGATACAACACCACTTACAAAAGAAACAGCCTATGAAAAAATTGCTACTGAAGTATCAAATATGAAAAAACGTAATATGAAAGTAGGATCAATGAGAATTGCAGTAAGTGCTGAAACAGAATTAGCATTATTAACTGATGAAAAATTCTCTAATACAGCAGGAACATTAGGTGCTGAATTAATTAGAGAAGGTGTTATTGGTAAAATTAATGGAGTGCCAGTAAAACCTAACTATTTAATGGGAGAAGAAGTAGAATTTATTATTTATGATAAAAGATATTGTCAAAAATATGAAGTTTGGAAAAAAGAACCAACTATTAATGATATAAATGATGGTAAACATATTGGGGCTTCAGCGTTACAAGGTCGTCAAGTTGGTGGCTTAATGGTAACAAATGCATTAGGAGTTCAAATTAAAAAGAATTCAGCTACTTCAACTGCTAGTGAAAAAACGACAAAATAATAAGTTAAGGAGTGGTATAAATGATAACCAAAGAAGAGTATAAAACTTATTTTGGAGCAGATACTGCTCCTACTAATTTTGAAAGATTAGAATATCTATCTATAAATGAATTAAAGTCAATAATGGTAGGAAATATTCCTGTAAAAGATGATTTAATTTATGAAGAATTTAGAAAAGCTATAATGGAACAAATTCACTTTTTTGAATTAAATAGTGATTTAATAGACAGTTCTGTTAGTGCAGGATATACATTAGGTTCGTATAGTGAAGGTAGTTCTAATCAAAATAATAATTCTAAAAGTATAAATAGAGTTAGCCCAGTAGCCCATGATATATTACTTAATTGTGGGCTTTTATACTGTGGTTTAGGGAGGTGTTAATATGGCAAAGGTAAAAATGGGTGCTATTACAAAAAATGTTTCGGAAGGCGCTTTAAAATGGTATATAATGACCGGCTGGAAAGTGATAGCAAAACCTAAAAAGGAAGATGAAAAAGATAAAACCAATTCCAAAAAGGTTACTTCCGCATAGCGCTAAATATCAAGAATATTTAGGTAATAATGGCGAAGGCGACGAGTGGGGAGAAGAGGCATGTCTTTCTTTTATAAAAATAGAAGAAAAGAAACAAATAAAGGTGACTTCTAATGGCCGTGAAGTAGTAGGAAATGCAAAAATGTTTTATGATTGCATGAATTCTAATGGACTACTAAAAGAGCCGGAACAAAATAGTAAAATCATTTATGGGAATAAAACTTATTTGGTAGTAGATACAGATGTTCTTTGCCCAGATAGTGAAACCCCACATCATTACGAGATATTATTAAAATGAAAACTTTTAATACTTCAAAAGGTACTGCTGATTGGTTAAAAACTGTATTAAAAAACACTGCTGAAAATTCTACGCCAATTATTGTTGAACAAATCTATAAGGATTCAAACGAATTTACCTATAGAGACACTGGAGAAATGTATAAATCTGGTGAATTAAATAGCGATTTTAAAAATGGTGTAATAGTTGAAAGAACCCCTTATGTTCGTAGAAGATATTATGAGGGTGGAAAAGCTGGAGTAGGAAACCCAAAGGCTCAAGCAAAATGGTTTGAGAAAACAATGGATAAATATGGTGATGAATATAGACAATTAGTGGTTAATCAAGCAGATAAAGCAAAGAAAGAGTGATAGCATGGATACAAACAATTTAATTACATTATTAAGAAATGAAATTGAAAAAATAGGATACAGATGTTATTCCCCTGATTTGCCACAAACTGAAGAAATATGTAGTTCTATCAGCTTAAGGCAAGGAACTAATCAGCCATCATTATCAAAGAACATTCTTTATAGTGATATACCATTTTATATGTTAGTAAGAGGTACCTCTAACGACAAAGAAACAAGGAAATTGGCTGACGATATTTTCAATCAACTACATATGATAGAGAATATCGAATTGAATGGTGTGAAAGTCATTTTAATTCAATGCCAAACACCCAATTATGCTTTTAGAGACGAAAATCAAAGAATTCACTATAACATTAATGCAAAAGTTAAAGTGGAATGGAAGGAGAGATTATAAAGTACGATTCAAGTGCAAAAAAATTCAAATTATTATTTGATATTAGTGAAAATGAAACACCACAATTTGAAGAATTAAAACCTTTAAATTTAGATTATGACCAAGGTGAAACATTAGATACATGGAATGATTTATGTAGTCAAATTGCAAATAACGTAAAAACAGCAATCGACCCAACATGGTCAACAGGTTTCAAATTCGCAAAAAGTGACCCAGTTGCTCAATTTATTATTGCTAAAGAGCACGCAGTTGGTGCTGAAGCGACAGCAAAAGTAAGAATAGTAAATTTATTAAAAGGAACTACTGGAAAACAAATTGATTTTACAGCTACTTTAAGTGGTATTGCTTATTCTGCTAGTTCAGAAGAAGTACTACAAATAGATTTTGATATTAAAGTATGCGACAATACAACTTTTAAAGAAAGTGATTATACACCAACACAAGAGTAGGCATCTAGTCTACTCTTTATTTTTATATAAGGAGGGAAATAGTGTTAAAATTAACAAAAAAAGAATATGAGGTAGAAGAAGAAGTTTTATTAAATGATGAAAAAGGTGAAGAAATATATAAATTTAAAATTCAATTAACTGCTGATGAATTATCAGAAATGAAAGGGCTTTTATTTGATGAAAAAATGCAAGAAAAAGTCAGATGTTTAAGAAAATTAGAAAACGAAGAAAATTACGAGGAATTGTCTAGATTAGAAGCTGAAATACAAAAAGAAAATGAAGAAACTTTAATAAAATTTGAACAAATGGTATATAAAGACCATCTAGATGAATTTAAAGAAAAGGCTGGCAAATCATATTATGATGAAATGACAGAACAAATATATAGTTTTTTTGTTCAAAGCTTCGTAGACAAACGATTAAAATTAGTAAATACTATGAATACCAACCTACGCAAAGCTGGGATGAAATAGATTTATTAGTTATAGATGATAAAAAATATAAATTAAATGTAACTTTTCATAGTGTTTTAAAATTATTTAAATTATTTGAAAGTAATGAGGAAAACCAAATAGAAAAGGGCCTTCATATACTTGGAATAAATGATTATACGGATGATGACAAAGATATTTTATTAAATGAAGTGGCTATGTATATTTTAGAAACTCAAACCGAAAAATCAACGGAAAAAGTGTTTGATTTAAATTATGATTATAAATATTATTTTTGTGATTTTATGAAAATAGGTATAAATTTAAATACTGATGAAATTAGTTGGTGGGAATTTAACTCTTTATTAGAAGGTTTCTTTTTAGATGAAAAGAGTACAATTTCAACAGTTTTAGGGTATAGAACATACAAAAAGCCACCAAATAATCCAAAAACGCAAGAAAGTAATCAAAATAGATTTTATAACGAAATGAAAAGGAAATATGCACTTCCACATAAAAATAATACTGAAAATGGTTTTGATAAAATGTGGAGTTATGTGGAAAGTAAGGTGAAGAATAAAGAATGATGCAGAGATTAGATTCCAGTTAACTATTAATAGTAAAACTGGTGAAGCTACTATCAAGAATGTTGAAAAACAATTAAACAATGTTGAATCTAAAACAAAATCCGTGTCAGCAAGCGTTTCATCAACATTGGGCACTATTGGCGGTGGTTTTTCCAAATTAGGTGGCGATTTAACTAAATTTGTTACTGTTCCTGTGACAGGTCTAGGGGTTGCAACCTTAAAAACTGCGGTTGATTTTGTTAAATTAAAAGAAAGCTCAATGGGAGTATTCAAGCAAATGCTTGGTGGTGTGGATGCAGCTGATAAAATGTATGAATCATTGTTATCTATTGCAAAAGCTTCAACGTATTCACAAGAAGCTTTTTTAGTTGCTGGAAAAACTCTTGTAGGTATGGGAACAAGTGCTGATAAAACAGCTAAATACTTACAAGCTATCACAAATGCTGTAGCTGGATTTGGTGGTTCAAGTGCTGATATAGAAAGTTTGGCCACTGTATTTGGTAAAGTGCAAGCTAAAGGGAAAGTATTAACTGATGACCTTAATATGCTTGCAGAACGTGGAGTTAATGGTCTTCAAATTTTAGCAGCTCATTATAAAGTGACTACCGATGAAATGCAAGAAATGGTTTCTGATGGTATGGTACCAGCAGAAAAAGGGTTAGATATTTTATGTGATGGTATGGAAAATGGTTATACTTATGCTGGAAAATTCCATCAGGGAATGGCTGGCATGGCACAATCATTAAAAAGTGGTACGCTAACAGGGGCATTAGATAGTTTAAAATCGTCTTTTAGAAATATGTCAGTTCAAATGTGGGATGCATTTGAAAATAAACCTGAAATGATAGAAGCTGTTAATGCTATTGGTAATGCAATGGGAAGATTACCAGCAATTATGGGACCTATTACAAATGCTATTGGTCCAATGTTCCAAACTTTTGCCGATAAATTAAATAAAATTGCCACACTTGCAGAAGAACATCCAAAATTGTTTGAAAACATCGTAAAAGCAATATTAAAATTGGCTGTAGCTGGTCCTGTATTAATGGGTATAGGTAAAGGTTTTGAAATAATTAGTTATTGGACAAAACCGATGGAAATATTCGGAACAAAAATTAGTAAAATCAGTATTTTAGCAAAAGTTTTTTCTCTTGCTTTTAAAAGAATTTTTACAGTTCTAAAAGGTGGAGTAACAGTCTTAAAATTAGTAGCTGGTGGGATTAAAACCGTTTTTGCTGCGATGGGACCAGTTGGCTGGGTTATTACTGCAATAACTGCTATTATTGCTATATTGGTAACACTTTATAATAAGTGTGAATGGTTTAGGAATATGGTCAATAATGTAGTTGGATTTATTGTTAATATTTTTAAAACAGTCGTTGATTTTTTTAAAAACAATTGGAAAAATATACTTTTGTTTATAATAAATCCTTTTGCTGGAATTTTCAAATTACTATATGATAAATTTAGTGGATTTAGAAATTTCGTAGATGGTATTGTAAATGCAATCGTTGGATTTTTTAAAGGTTTGTGGTCAAAAATATGTTCTATTTTTTCATCTGTTGTTTCTTTTGTTAGTGGAATTATTAGTAGTATTGTTAATATTTTAGCAATTCCTTTTGACTATGTAAAAAATGCAGTTATATTAATAGTTGCATTAGTAGCAACGGCTTTAGAAGGTATTTACAATGTGATAATGTGGCTAATAAACGGAGCGATTTCAATATTTAGTACAATCGCTAGTTGGATATATAATAATGTTTTAATGCCAGTATTTAATTTTTTCTCAAATGTTTTTACTGCAATTTATAATTTTATTGTTTCGTGGGTGAATACAATATTTGGTATTTATAGTACAATTGCAGGTTGGATATATAACAATGTATTGCTTCCTATATATAATTTTTTCTCATCAATCTGGTCTGGAATTTTAAATATAATTACCAATGTTGTTGCAAAAATTAAAACAGCATTTAATAATGTGGCTACTGTGGTAAAAAATGTCTTTAATAATGTTAAAAGTTTTATTAGTAACATCTTTAGTGCAGTTGCTGGAATAATCAAGGCACCAATTAATGGTGTTATTGGTATAATTAATAATGTTTTAAAAGCGATGAATAAAATAAAAGTACCCGATTGGGTTCCTGGTCTAGGTGGCAAAGGTGTTAATTTTAAAATGATACCTAAATTAAATGTAGGAACTAACTATGTACAGGGTGATGGGCTTGCATATCTTCATAAGGGTGAAGCAGTAGTGCCTAAAAAATATAATCCTGCCATCGGTGGTTATGGTAATTCTAATCAAATTGTTTATGTAAATGTTGAAGCTAATATGGATGTTAATAAATTTGGTAAAGCGTTTGTTAATGATATTAAAACTTTTACTGGTGGCTCAAAAAATTCATATAACCATGGAGGAGGCCAATAATGTTTCAAATTTTTATTGATGAAGAAGAAGTCGTTTGTGAATCTGATTTTCAAATAAAAGAAGAATTCATGAACTTATCATCTGTTGAATTATACAAAGTATTTCCTAAAAGTTGGAAAGGTACAAATAAATTATTAACGGACTATTATTATCCACAGGATTATACTAGGTGTAAAATATATAAAGATAATGAATTATACTTTACTGGTATTGTAAAAAATAGTGCTGATATGGATTTAAACCCTTTTAAACCACATTACTGTAGTTTGCAAATATTAGACCCTTCAACTTTATTAAGTGAGGGTGAAACCTTAGAGTATGTTATTGTAAATAAAACAGTAGAACAGGCTATTAATATGGTTATTGATAGTATAACAGATTATGGATTTGTTACAGGGAAAATAGTTATTCCCGAAGAAGCCAATACTATTATAGGGGCTTACTCTACTTTGGATAAAGCTCCTTATGATATTTTTCAATATTTATCACAAATTAGTGGGACACGATGGGGCACACGAATGATAGATGAAGATACAACAGCTATAGACTTCTATGATCCAGTACAATTTGAAAAACAAGGTACAATAGAAACTACACAAAAATATTTTAAAGATAATAAAATACGTGATTTAAAATATGATTATTCTACAAATGATTATAGAAATAAGCAAGTTATTAAATCTGATTCAGTATTTGCTAATATTAATACGAAAGAAACCCTAATTGCAGATGGATATAGTAATACCTTTACTACTGAACAAAAAATCGGACAAATAATTTCTATAAAAGTACATGGAATTGAGGCGACATTTGCAACTAAAGATGCAAGGTCCAATGGGGTAAATGCAGATTTTTATTATGAAATTTCTGGTGATAAATTGGAAGCTGAAAATATTTATTCTTCCAACACTCCAATAGTTATAGAGTATGTTGCTATAATAAAAGGTAGAGAAGTTTTTTACAATTATCCTGAAATTTCTAGGGTTAATCAAAACTTGGGTAGAAAAGGTGTTATTTCTCGTTATGAGAGCAGAAATGATGTAACTGATAATAAAGAGTTGTCAGCCATAGGTAAAAGTTATATTAAATATAAAGGTATAGCTGAAATAAGCCTTAATATTACTTCTGATAAAGATTTTTTAATCATAGGTGGTAAATATCAATTTAATGCACCAAAGGAAGAATTGACAGGAGAATATTTAGTTAAGGCAAAAACGACTAATGTATTTCAAAATAATGGAATATTACAAGTTACATATGATTATGTTTTAACTAATTCTTTTGATACTGAAAATGAATTGAATTATTTTGATAACCAAAGGGCTAAAGCTAATGGTAATATTGCACAAGGTGAATTTATTTCAAGAAATATTGATGTCGAAAATACCACATTAATTATATTTGATAATTTACAAATAGAATCTATTGTTGCAGATAATGTATTAGATTGTATATTAGATGTACCATTTATAAAATAGGAGGCATTTTTATGACAAATGATTATAAAAAAATATTATTAAAATATCTAACTGGTAAATTAGAAAATGAAACAGGTGCTAATGAGCCTCAATTTGGGGATTACAAAATAAGTAATAAAAATACCAGACAACAAATAGCAAATGAATTAGAAACAACAGTTGCTAATATTTTAATAAGGGGCAATGTTTGTTCTAATGATTATAATACAATTTTGTTATATGGAATAAATTCTGCTACATCAAAATCGTTTATTGGTGTATTTAGTCAAGGTATGGAACTTATACAATTAATTCAAACCTTTTCTACTGGAAGTGAATTATTCGATATTTGCTCGATACAAATTTCCCCAAGTGGAGAAATTTATGGGTTATCACAAAATTTAACAAATGGGAAAAACATATTAAGAGTATTACTGTTTGATAATATCTTTGCTAGTAACATAAAAACAGGAGAATACTCTGTTACATTAAGAAAAGCTTATATTGTTCCTACTAACGACAATTTTTATTGTAGTTCTTTTGCTGTAAAAGATATTATAAAAAAGGCACAAGACGAGGCTATATACTATATAACTGGTTATAGTACTAATGAAAATAATTCCTATACAAAGGTAATCAAATTTCAAATTAATGTTGGCTCCGATAATACTTGGGATACATATACAATAGGAACAAATGTGTATTATGCACAATCAAAATTTACAGTAACTTTAAATAAAGAGGATAATGATTATGTATATTATGCTTATGGTTTGGATGTTATGAATAATAAATATATAGTTTATAGGGTAGATAGTGAAGGAAATATAATGAATGTAAATTCAATCAATATACAAGGAGATATATCATTTTCAGGAAGTCAAGTATTGGCATTAAATCCTGATACGGTTTATTTATCTATAGCTAACTTAACATATCATAATACCTCATTATACAAAGTAGTGAATAATTCATTAGTATTAATAGAAGCAACGGAATGGTATCAAACTTCTGATGGTAAAAATATGGCATCCTATTATTATTTACAAAATATAAATAATAACATTTTTGTGTCGCAATATAGTCCTAATAGATTTGCTATTTCAATATTTTTGGGTATGATTATAGATACAAAGATATATTACAAATCAGAAGATCAAGCAGGTAGTATAGCTGTGTCCAATGAAAATTTCAATTTACTTGTTCCATTTAGTGATACTTATATAAGTAATCAATATAATCTTTATAATATATATATTAATAGTGATTATAATGGACATACCGATGGCTTTTTTTTGAATAAGTTGTCATTAATTTATAACCCAAATAATTATAATGGATTACCATATATTGACGTAAGTAGTTTGGTACCTAATTCGGGGGTATTATATGATAATTTAGATAATATAATATTTGCTAGAAATTTATATAATAAGATAATTTCTGAATCGGCCACAACAAGTACACTAGAAATACCAAATAAGCTATTAAATGATATTTTAATATCAAAACAAAATTTGGTAGGTGAGACAAATATAACACATATTAATAATAATGATGTTATACAAAAAAATATTTATGAAACAGTATATTTAAATTTTACTAACTTGATAAATATAGTAAACAATAATAATGATAATTCAATATTAAACACAACAGCATCTGCTAAGCTAAATCATGCTATTAATACACTTAGCGAATACGATAATACTAAAATGACTAAATATAGAATAAATTATGAAGATGGCACAAGTATAGTGTCTTTTTTTAATATAGAAAACCAACAAGAAATTTATGACAGATATACTTTAACATTAACTTTTTATTTAAATAAAAAAGCAAATAATTTAGAATTTATATCTAATGATGAGCAAACAGTATATTGTACTATTGATTTATCCAATTACGAAATAAATAAACTATACTCTTTAAAGCAAAGAGTAAGAATAGGAGGAGAAAATGAACGAAGAAGAGAAAAAAATAAAAATTACTTTTGAAGATAAAGTGTTTCTTAATGTTCAAAATGATATTCCAGAAAAAAATAAAATAACAGCTGACAACATAAACGAAATAAAAGAAGTAGTAAATAATATTACAGAAAATGGTGATGGTTCAATTGCTGGCGATACATACCCAATAGGAGCCATCGCTTCATTTGCAGGACCAACAGTACCATCAAATTGGTTATTATGTAATGGACAGGCAGTATCAAGAACTGATTATAGTGATTTGTTTGCAATTATAGGAACAACATATGGTGTTGGTGATGGCAGTACTACATTTAATTTACCCGATTTAAGAGGTAAAACCACTGTAGGTCTTGATTCAGCTGATAGTAATTTAGATGCTTTAGGTAAAAATTATGGTGAAAAAGAACACACCCTAACAAAAGCAGAGTTACCTAATATTAAATTAAAAATTTTAGATGGTTCTTATTCAAATAAAGATGTTACTATCGCTGGATATAATACATCTAACGGTTCAAATTGGCCTGCAGTTAATTCTTTAAAGGCCACACCAAATGAAAGCCAGGTATTGACTACTGAAACATTAGGGGAAGACCAACCACATAATAATATGCAACCATCTGTAGCTACAAATTTTATTATTAAGGCTAAACAAAGTGCTGGCGTAGTGGCAACAATCGTGGATAGTTTAGAAAGTAATAGTTCAGTGGATGCTTTAAGTGCCAAACAAGGTAAAATTCTTGATGAAAAAATAAGAAATGTATATCCAACAGAATTATATTCTATAGATAAAACCTTTAAAGAAACAAAAACAGGAACAATTATAACGTTATCAGATGATATAACTAAATATAACAGAATTGTTGTTTATGCTATGAACAATGAAGGTGTAATGAGCAGTTGTGAAGTCTATAACCCACAATTAAATGATAAGTTTTCAATTTTTGTTGCAGGTTCTGGTTCAAGGTCAGGTTACTATGCATTTAATGGTATTACAAGAAAATTTACAATATCAGGTAATAAAGGTATAACTTATAACGAGGCAACAACTTTAACCTCACATACAGCATCACAAGCAAATTTAGAAGGGTTTGTACTTGATAGTAGCAACTTAATGATTTATGCTGTTTTAGGTTTTAATAATTAGTATAATTAAAAATAAAAGAAAGGAGCAAATATGGAAATATTAGAAGAATTACAATTTACCCATACTTATTGGGCTTTTTTATTGCCTATAATTCTAATGGTTATTGATGTAATTACAGGTTATTATAATGCCTGGAAAAACGGAAATGTAAGAAGCCCTAAAATGCGAGATGGATTAGGTAAAAAAATGGCAGAAATTTGTTATATAGCAGTGGCTGGTTTAATAGGAACTGCATTTGGTATTGACAAGGTTGTTTACCTTGTTTCTTTTTATGTCATTTATATGGAAATAATTTCTATCGCTGAAAATTGCGATAAATTAGGTTTTCCAATGCCAAAAAGTTGGAAAGAAAAATTAAATAATCATAATAAAGAGGAGGAATAATTATGAAAATATTATTATCCGCAGGACATGGTGGTAGAGATAGTGGTTCTATCGGAACAGATAATGGGAAAGAAAAAGATAGAACAATGGATTTAGTAAATCTAGTTGCTAGTAAATTAAGAAATATGGGACATACTGTTACAGCTAAACAAGAAAAGAATTGGTTAGGTTGGACAAGTTCTAATAAAAAAGGATATGATTATGCTTTAAGTATTCATTTTAATTCATATAATGGCTCTGCAACTGGTACAGAGTGTTTTTATAAAAATATTAAAGGAAAAGCTTCTGAATTATCTAAAACAGTATCAAGTGCTATGGGTATACGAAATAGAGGGGCTAAACAAACGTCAAATTTAAGAATGCTTAATATTGGATTTGATAATTTATTAGAGATTTGTTTCCATGATAATTCTAATGACTTATCTAAATATAATGCTAATAAAGATGCTGTGGCTACAGCTATTGCAAATGTAATTACAAATGGTAAAACAGTAAGCACTGGAACATCTACATCAAAACCTTCAAATAGTACATATAAAGGTAGTTCTCTAGTTGATTATCTTAAATCAATAGGAGTAGATAGCTCATTTAATAATCGTACAAAATTAGCCCAAGCAAACGGTATTAAAGGATATACAGGGACAGCTAGTCAAAACACTGCATTATTAGGTAAATTACGTGGTGGTGGAACAACTACAGTACAAAGCAATAATTACTATGCTAAATACAATGGTTCAAGTGGCTCATTAGTAGATGCTTTAAAATCATTAGGAATAAATAGTTCATTTGGTAACCGTAGAAATATTGCTAAAGCGAATTGTATTAGTGTATATCTTGGTACTGGTAACCAAAACACTACATTACTTAATTTACTTAAACAAGGTAGATTAAAAAAATAATAAAACTCGGTTAATTCCGAGTTCTTTTTTTGTGAAATTATGCGATTATATAAAGTAGTATTTGACTTTTAAACTTTTTTTGATATAATAAGGACACCTTTTGACATTTGAAAAAACCAATTTTAGGTATACAAATTAAGCAAAAGGTGTTATAATAAAAGTGCAAGAAAAAAATATACGTATAACTTTATTCCTCTTGCATACATTAAAAAAGAGATAACCCTAATTTCGCGGTTAGGTGCTATCTCCACATTTCTGTGTCGCACCATAACTCATTAGCTGAGTTAGGTGCTTTTTTTATTGCCCTTTCGATTCTCTTAACAATAATAAAAGTACAACTAATATTATCGCAAGAATGACTAAATAAGCCATTAAGTACTCCTTTTAGTAATACTCGAACCATGTGGACCACCTCCTTCCACAATTTCCTAAAAAACTATGTGGAGGTAAGCACCTAACGTATCAAGGTTATCTCTTAAACATAATATCAGAATAATCGACAAAAATCAATGGGAATAAAAAAGTTTTCCACAATAAAACCTCGCTTCTATGTCCTAGAAACGGGGTTCATATCATGCTTGGGGTCTTTTTTTATCAGGGGAAAGTACAAAACTTTCCGATTATGAAAGATTACTGGTTTTTTCAAACCGATACCTATATTAACAGAGCAATGTATATAAGTCAATTATTTTTGTTCGACAAAATTCGGTATGTTTTCTTTCCTTATTATATAAGGGTCTTATTTAAATATAATGAAATCAAAAAAACTCCCAAAAAACTCCCAAAGATAAAAAATAGTCCAAAAAATATGGAAA